CAGGCATCAAGAAACGACTGCAAGAGTCGCTTGCCGAGAAGGACTGCGGCTGGTCGAGCGAGGACGTCCTAATGGTCGGCGCGCTTGTCCTTCAATGCATCATGGACTTTGGCGGCCTGATCGAGCAGGAGCTTACGTTCCGCTCCGAAGATCCCCGCGCCAAAGCGAAACGCTACGCGCTTGTCACGCTGAAGCCAGACGTCCTTGAGTGGATGCAGGACGGCAACAACTACCTAGCCGCTGTCCGTCCGCGCAACCTTCCGATCACGACTCCGCCGCTTGACTGGGGCCCCGACCTTGTCGGCGGATACCCAAACCGACCGGGCGTGCCGCTGGACATGATGACGTCCAGAAGCAGGTCGCAGTACGCTACCTTCGCTCGAGCTTCGGAATGCCCGACGCTGTACCGCGCCTTCAACACAATCCAGCGGACTCCGTGGAGGGTCAATCGGCGCAGCTTCGAGGTCCTTGCTATCTCGGTGCGCCAGAAGTGGACGGACGTCGGATTCATGGGCACCTTGCCCGACAAGCCCAAAGCGCCGGCGCACGACTTTGCACCAGGCGATCCCGCTTGGCTCGACTACAAGTACAAGCGCCGCGAGTGGCTGATCCTCGAAGAGCGGTTTATCGGCGAGGCGCTTGCCGCTGGGCGCACGCTGTCTATCGGCGAGATCTACGAAGACTTTGACCGCTGGTTCCTGCCGCATCAGATTGACTTCCGCGGGCGGTGCTACCCGATTGGTTGTCCGGTCTCATACCAGGGCCCCGACTGGCAACGAGGCATTGTCGAGTTTGCTGACGGGAAGAAGATCGGCACGCAGGAGGCTCTGGACTGGCTTCTGATCCACGGCGCGAACTGTTACGGCGAGGACAAGCTTTCGCTTGAGGACCGCATTGCGTGGACCAAAGAGAACGCGCTGAACATCATTTGGTCTGCGCGCGACCCGATTGAGTACCGCTGGTGGACCGAGGCGGACAAGCCGTTCCAGTTCTTGTCGTTCTGCTTTGAGTTTGCCGACATGATGGAGCTCGACGATCCGCTGGACCACGTGAGCCACATCCCCGTAGCGGTCGACGGCAGCAACAACGGGCTCCAGATCTATTCGATGCTGATGCGCGACGAGCAGGGATGCCGAGCGACCAACTGCGTCCCCGTCGACGAGCCGCAGGACGCGTATCAGGAGGTCGCAGACAGGCTGACCGAGCGCATGCGCGAGTACGCTGCGGGCCACGACGACGCCAAGCTGCGCCGGCGGGCGAAGCGGGTGCTCGAGTTTCTACAAGCGAACGGCATGGACGGGTTCCCGCGCAAATCGGTGAAGCGCCCAGTCATGACGCAGCCGTACGGCGCCACGGTCTACTCGTGCCAGTCATACCTTGTCGCGTGGTATCACGATTTCGTGCGTGGCAAGACGCTGACCGGGCTCGAGAAGCCGTTCCCTGAGCGCGATGCGTACAAGGTGTGGCACTGGGTCGGGTCAATCGTGTGGGACATCATGGGCGAGGTGCTCTTCCGAGCTCGCCACGCCATGGACTGGATCAGGAAAGCGTCCGACATCCTTGCCGCGCACGACGTTGACTTCGCGTGGACGACGCCGCTTGGCATGCGCTGCGGCCAGGATTACAAGAAAGGCACCGTGGAGCGAGTCGGGTTCCACACGGGCCGCCAGATGTACATCCGCGTCTGGAATGCGACTGAGCACGTGGACGGCAACAAAGCCGCAAACGGCTCGTGTCCTAACTACATCCACAGCCTCGACGCCAGCGCCATGTTTCTGACGGTGGAGCGCGCCTCCCTTGCGGGGGTGACACATTTCCAGATGATTCATGACAGTTTCGGCACCCACGCTGCCGATATGCCTGTGCTGGCCCAAGTTCTAAGGGAAAGTTACATCCAAATTCTTCAGGGCAACCCCCTACAGGATCTTCGAGCACAGCTACAATCAACCCTACCTGAGGGGGTCGATCTCCCTGAGGTTCCTGAGCGCGGCTCAGTGGATCTAGCCACTTTGATGGACTCAAAGTACTTCTTCTCCTGATCTGCACACCCACTAACCCTCCCCTCTCACAAGAGAATCACCATGACAAAGCACGTTGTCACCCCCGTAGGTACTGCCAAGTGGATCGACGTCGTCACCCCGAAGGTCTTCGGCGGTGCGGCCCCGACTCCTGAAGCTCCGGGTCGTTACCAGGTCAGCCTGATGCTGGACCCCGAGCGCGACGAGGTTGCACAGTTCTTGGCGGAGTTCCGCGAAAAGGCGAACGCCGCATTTGAAGACAAGATCGAGGCTGGCGAAATCCCGCCGAACGCGAAGAAGTACGAGGACGGATTCCTCCCTGTCGCGGACGACACTGACCGCGACGGCAACCCGACTGGAATGGTTGTAGTCAAAGCTGGGCTGTCTGCTGGCGGTAAGCGCCGAGACGGCTCTGCTTGGACCCGCAAGGTCGTGATCAAGGATCTCCAAGGAAAGACGCTGGAGCTCGCGGACGGCGAAGAGCCGGGCTACGGCACGAAGCTTCGCATGTCGCTCGAGCCGTTCGTCTACAACGTGCAAGGCACCTCAATGTGGAGAGTGTCGGGCCGCCTGCGCGCAGTTCAAATCGTGGACCTGCAAGTCTCTGGCGGCGCCACGGCTGATGACGATTTCGCCGGGCTGGACCTCGCGCCTGAAGCATTCTGATCTTCCGCTAGGGGATGGTCCAATTCACCTCTCGGCGGGTTCCGTGTCCTGAATGCGGGGCCCGCCGTGGTCTTTCTGTTGCCGTCAACGGCTTTGGGCACTGCCATGCCTGCGGCTACATCCGCAAGACGGATGACTTCTCGTACGAAGACGCACGACAAGACGGCGAGGACGATTTCTCGCCGCGCAACAAATCAATGCTGGGACTGATTCCGCAGACAAGCGTCAAATTCCTTTCGATCCCAGATCGAGGGATCAACGCCAAGACCGCAAAGAAGTACCGCTATGGCGTGTCGAACTACAAGGGTCGACACTGTCATGTGGCGCAGTGGTCGGACGACAGCGGCACCGTGGTGGCGCAGAAGCTGCGCTACACCGATGGCCAAGAGCCGAAGTTCTCCGTGCTTGGAGACAACTCAAAGGTTGGCCTCTTTGGACTCGACACCGTCCGCGATGGTGATGCGTACCGCTCCGACTTTGGTTCGAAGGTGATTATCACTGAGGGCGAGCTCGATGCCTTGGCTGTGTGCGAGGCGATGGAGTCGGACTTCTGGCCCGCAATCTCCGTCCCGCATGGTGCGACCACTGCCTCAAAGCACATCCGTGCTGCGCTCGAGGAGCTCGAGAAGTTTGATCAGGTCATCTTGTGCTTCGACGAAGACGACGCCGGCAGGGCCGCGGTCAAGGAGTGCCTGCCGCTCTTCTCTCCTGGCAAAGCAAAGGTCACGCGCCTGCCCCGGAAGGACGCATGTGAGATGCTCCAGGCTGGCGACAAGGCTGGTCTGAAGAAGGCGATCTACAACGCCAAGCAGCACCGACCCGAAGGGCTCGTGTCTGGAGACGCGATCTGGGAGGCGGTCGAGAACGTGCAGTCTCTTGAAGGCGACCCGTACCCGTGGGAGGGACTAAACAACGCTCTTCGCGGCCTGCGCCCGAAGGAGCTCATCCTGCTGACCGCTGCCACTGGCTCAGGCAAGTCGACGATCAGCCGCACGTTGTGCGCGCACTACCTCGAGCGTGGCCACACGGTGGGCTACGTGGCGCTCGAAGAGAGCGTCCGTCAGTCGGCGCTAGGCATCTACGGGATCCCCGTCGGCTGGTCACAGGCGATGCGAGGGGACGTCCCGCTGGACAAGATCAAGGAGGTCCACGAGCGGGTGGGGCATCGTCTGCACCTGTTTGACCACTTTGGGTCCACGGCTACAGACACGCTGATCTCAAAGCTTCGGTTCCTGGTCAAGGGGCTCGAGTGCGACCTGCTCTTTCTCGACCATATCTCTATAGCGATCTCGGGACTTGCGCTTGAGGACGAACGCAAGGCGCTCGACAAGATGATGACCGACCTCCGCTCGCTTGTGGAGGAAACGGGCTGCACACTTGTGGTGATTAGTCACCTGCGCCGGCCAAAGGAAGGCAGCCACGAGGAGGGCAAGGCCGTCAAGATCGCGGACTTGCGTGGGTCGCAATCGCTCGGTCAGCTGCCTGACATCATTATTGCTGCGGAGCGGAACACGCAAGCGGAGGACCCAGCGCAGCGAAACACCGTGCGCCTGCGTGTGCTGAAAAACCGTCCTATCGGTGACACTGGCGTCCACGCTGCGCTTAGATACGACAGCCCGACAGGGCTATTTACTGAGGTTGAGGTAGGGGAGCCCAAGGCCGTAGGCCAGGAAGATTTCTAATAGACCAACTGTCCTTTGACTTCGGCGGACCCCAAAGGGTGCAAACCTATGGGCTCCGCCCTGTAGTCAGCTTCTCAGGTGGGAGGACCAGCGCCTTCTTGGCGGTCACGCTTCGCGAGATCTTTGGCGCTGATGTGGATTTCATCTTTATGGACACAGGATCCGAGCATCCAAAGACATACGAATTCATCCAGCAGTGTGATGAACACTTCGGTCTTGGGCTGGTATGCCTTCGGGGCGACTTTGATCAACCGCTTGGCGAGGCGCACGGCTACACCGTTGTGCCAGTCTCGGAGATCCGCGCCGACAATGGTCCCTTTGCGCAGATGATGCGCAAGTATGGGACGCCTACTGTCAACAGTGCGTGGTGTACTTCGCGCATGAAGGAAGAGGTACATGACAAGTACTGCGACGACGTCTACGGCAAGAAGAACTACGCCACTTGGATTGGCATCCGCGCTGACGAGCCGCGCCGGCTGAAGCGAATGGGCCGCGACCCAGAGCTCCGATTCCTGGCCGAGGTGTCAGACGCTGGCAAGGAAGACATTCTTGCGTGGTGGCGCAGGCAGCCGTTTGACCTTGAGATTCCTGAGCATCTAGGGAACTGCGTGTTCTGCATCAAGAAGAGCATTGCCAAGCTTGCTCGCGCAACCAACGAGGAGCCCGAGCTCATGCAGAAGTTCAGCGAGTGCGTCCGCGAATCAGCCGAGCGGCCCGACCTGAACCGCCCGTACCCCAAAGAGATCATGTTTCGAGGACAGAATTCTTTGGAGTCGCTGAAAGCCCTTGGCGAAACAGCCAACCCTGAATATCTTTCCCGCATGACCAACGGCTCCCACGCCTGTGAGGAGAGCTGTGAGATCGTAGACCTGGAAGTCGAGGAGGACTCCCATGAATGACATGCCCGTCCCTGTCCCTGTGCTTGCCGGCCTCGTGGGCTTTCCGCGCTCCGGCAAGGACACCCTTGGCGACATGCTCGAGCGTACTGGCCGCTGGAAGAAGGTTGCCTTTGCTGACGCTCTCAAGGACCTGTACCTGCGAGCTCGTCCGTGCGTCTGGTGGGATGAGCCTGGGTGTCACGCCTATGACCCGATCCGTAACCGCGCAGAGCTTGAGCAGGCAAAGATCGAAGACGAAGGCACACGCGCTTCTCTCCAAGAGTTTGGTCACGCCGTGCGCGAGATCGACCCAGACTTCTGGGTGCTGGCTGCAGCCCGCACTGTCGCCGCGCACATGGCTGACGGGTACAACGTCGTTCTGACTGACATCCGCTACGCAAACGAGTTTGAGTACGTCAAGCGGAAGGGTCTTGTGTTCGGGGTCCACCGCCATTCTGCGGGTCCGGTCAACGGACATCAGTCTGAGCAGAACACAGCCGACCTGCTTGACCAGACTGACTTCACGTTGCTGAACGTCGAAGATGACGCAGAGCAGATGCGCCATCAGTTTGAGGTCTACTCAGGCCGCTTCTTCGGAGGCGCTGTTTGACGACGCTGCTGTATGACCTCGAAACGGACAATCTTCTGTCCGACGTCACCAAGGTTCACTGCCTTGTGACAGTTGATGTCGACACAGGGGAGGCGCGCGCGTACCACAACAACCCTGAGTTCAGCCCGCATCACGGGACAATTGAAGAAGGTGTCGCCTACCTTGGAACGGCGGACAGGACCAGCGGTCACAACATCCTGGAGTACGATGCTCCGGTGCTCGCCAAGCTTGGACTCGTGGGCCGCACCCACGTAACCCAAGACCGCACGAGAATGTTGGACACGCTGGTCCTGTCGCGGCTGGTGTACTCAGATCGCAAGGAGCGCGACTTTGCGCTTCACAGCGAAGACCGCCTTGACGGCAAGTACATCGGCCAGCACTCCATCGCTGCGTGGGGTCAGCGGCTGGGGCTGGCAAAAGGTGAGCAGCCTACGGATTGGAGCACGTTTACGCAGGAGATGCTGACCTACTGCGTCCGCGATGTAGAGGTCAACCTGATGCTCTACCGCGTGCTGATCAAGCGCCTGCCTGAGTTCGAAGCTGGCGGCCTGACGACCGTCGAACTCGAGCATCTGTTTGCTGGCCAGCTGTTTGACCAAGAGCAGCGCGGCGTACAGCTAGACCGCAAGGCTGGCGAGCGCCTTCTCCAAGACCTACGCATCAAGCGAGACCTAGCGGAGAAAGCGATCCACGAGGCGTTCCCTCCAGTCAAGCAGATGTACTCAAAGACATCGACGGGCAAGCAGCGCCGCTACCGAGACAAAGACACTGGGGAGCTCCGCGACCACAAGCTAATCCCGTTCAACCCAGGGTCGCGCCAGCAGCTCGCTGCGCGCCTCATCAAGAAGTACGGGTGGGCGCCAAAGGAGCTCACGGCATCCGGCAAGCCGGCAATGCACGAGGACATTCTGCGGGATCTGTCGGACATCTACCCTGAGGCGGGTGCTGCGCTTGAGTGGAACATCTGCAACAGCCGCATCGCTGTGCTCGAGGACGGCCCGACGGGATACTTCCGTCTCGCCGACAAAAACGGCGTGCTGCATGGACGCTGCCTGCACATCGGAACGGTGACGCATCGCTGCGCTCACTCGAAGCCGAACACAGGGAACGTGACCTCGATCCGGAAGCCCTACGGCAAGGAGCTTCGCTCGATGTTCATCCCCTTTCGGGGCTACGTCCAGGCTGGCTTTGATGCCGACGGCCTTGAGCTTCGCATGCTCGCGCACTACCTCGCCGAGTTTGATGGCGGACGGTACGCCGAGGCCGTGCTGCGGGGCGACAAGTCCCAAGGCACTGACCCGCACTCAATCCATGCACGAGCGATTAGCGAGGTCATTCCGTGCGACCGAGACACCGGCAAGACTGTGACCTATGCGCTGCTGTACGGTGCTGGGGACATGCGGCTTGGCAAGACGTTCGGCAAAGGCTCCCAACTCGGCAAGCGCATCCGCGCTTCCATGCGGAAGAACATCAACGGACTCGACCCGCTGATGAACAAGATTGCCGCTGAGGTAGGGGAGTCGGGGTCGATCCTTTCCCTCGATGGCCGGCGCGTGGGGATCAGGCACAGCCACGCTGCGCTGAACTCCCTGCTTCAGTCCGCTGGGGCCACGGTTATGCGATGGGTGCCTGTGGTGCTGGAAAGCATCTTGCCTGGCTTCGGCATTACCCCTGGTCGGGACTTCCTTCAGACCGGACACGTTCACGACGAGATTCAGGGAAGCCTTCGCCCTGGGCTCGAGGACAACTACACCGCGGCTGTCGAGGCGGCCTTCAACCTTGTAACCGAATACCTTGAGCTCCGTGTGCCTGTCACAGGGAGCGTGGACTTCGGCGCTTCTTGGAAGGACACCCACTGATATGACCACACTTCTCTACGACGCGGACGAAATCTGCTACGGCTAGTGCTCTGGCTGCATGCGCGAGACTTGCTTTGGTTCTTGGTACACCTGGGACACCGATCTTGACGAGGTCAAGCAAACGATCCGGCACAAGATCCACGAGGCGCAGGAGCGCACAGGCGCGGACATCGTTCAGTTCGCTATGAGCGATCCGAAGCACAACTTTCGAAAGGACATCTTCCCTGAGTACAAGTCGCACCGAAAGACGACGCGAAAGCCGCTGGCCTACGGCGCTGCGATCGAGTGGCTTGAGGAGGAGTACGAGTGCTTCATGATGCCTAGCTTGGAGGCGGACGACGTTATGGGGATCCTGTCACCCAACGTCGACTACCTCGTGGCAAGCGACAAAGACATGCTGACCATTCCGGGCGTCGCCATTGTCTCGCCGTACCACGACCTTGAGATTCGTGGACCACTGACCGAGGAGGAGGCGGATGACAACTGGCTTGGCCAAGTCTTGACCGGCGACTCGGTCGACGGCTACGGCGGGTGCCCGCGAGTTGGCAAGGTGACTGCGGCCAAGATCTTGGCGGAGGTGAAAGGCGAGGAGTTCGACGCCAAGTGGGCTCGAGTTGTCGCCGCTTTCTCCCGAGGGGGCCAGACTGAAGAGGATGCTCTTATCCAGGGCCGCTTGGCACGGATTCTCCGCCCTGGTGAGTACGACCTGAAAACCTCTAAGCCTGTCCTCTGGAACCCCTGAGCGTAAACCCCAAGGTATATAACCCCAATGGCTGACACCATTAACGACGGGAGGTCTTCGGACATCCCTAAGATTCTTCGCGAGGCGGCTGACCGCTTCGACCACTCCTCCCACGAGCTCGCGGAAACCCTCGAGCGCGAAGGTCCCATCGGGGCTGCACGCACACTGGGGCGTCAAGAGGTCTACGACTGGTTTGTGGCCCAGTTTGACGCCTACCTAAACCTGCGACCGGCTCCCGTGGAGGATGCCCCGACTCCCCAGCCCCGTCGACCTTCGGCGGATCAAGCGATCGACGACCTCTGATATGTGCCTAAAACCCCCGACCCCTAAGACGCCCAAGCTGCCGCCGCGCCCAATGGCTCCTCCCCCGGCACGCGAAGGCGCCTCAGAGATCGGGGCGCCAGAGGAGGTTGCCCGCCGCGAGCGACTTGACCCGAACACGCTGCGTCAGTACTCGCTTCGGTTCCCGCCCAACTTCTTCATCCCCTCCTGAGCTATGGAACTCCTGACGAATCTCTACCACCAGCTGGAGACCGACCGCACGGAGTGGGTGGAGCGCGGGGTGCGGAACGCGGTGCTGACCATCCCCACCGTCTTCCCGCGGGAGGGTGTCAGCCGCCACAGGCTGCCGCAGAACTTCCAAAGCATTGGGGCCAAAGGCGTCAACATGCTGACGTCAAAGCTGATGCTGACCCTGTTCCCTCCGACGATGCCGTTCATGCGCCTCGTCGTCACTGAGCAGGATCGGGCGCGGCTGGAGCAGTCTGAGGGTCTGGAAGGTATTGCGGCCCTGGACCAAGAGCTCAACCGGATTGAGAAGCAGGCGCTGTCCAAGTTCGACAAGAGCGGCTGGCGCCCTGCTATCGCCGAGGCTATGCGCCTCCTTGTGGTGACGGGGAACGCCCTGATCTACGACCGCCCTGGCGGGCTGCCTGCTGCGTACTCCCTACACAACTACGCAGTCGCTCGAGACGACGACGGCACGCTGCAAGCGGTGATTCTGAAGCAGGGTCTGAGCCGCGAGGGTGCCCTGATGCAGCTTGGCGAGGAGGCGGTCGCTGCCATTGACAAGATCCAGCGCGACAAGACGGGCAGCCAGCGCATGCTCGAGTCCTTCTCGGTGTTCACGGGGGCGATCCGCACCGAGAAGGGTGACTTTGAGTTCCGCGAAGAAGTCGAGGGTCTGCCGGTTTCCGACCCTGTGACGCTGAAGCCTGAGGACCTGCCGCTAATTCCCCTGCGCTTTGCCGCAGAGCCGCAGTGCTCGTACGGTCGCTCCTACGTGGAGGATTACGACGGGCACCTGCTGTCCCTTGAGCGCCTCTCGCGAAGCATCACCGAGTCGGCGCTGTCCATGGCAAAGACCATCTGGGCCGTCAGACCGAACTCGATCATGAAGCCGCAGGTGCTGGCGAAGACTCCGAACCTTGGTATCGTGGCCGGAGACCCTGCGGACGTTGGTGTCATCCGTACCGACAAGGGGTACGACATGAACTTTGCCATGGCGCAGCGGGACCGCATTGTCGCCGAGCTCCAGGGTTCCTTCCTACTTAACTCCAGCATCCAGCGAAGCGGGGAGCGCGTGACTGCGGAGGAGATCCGCATCATGGCGCAGGAACTCGAAGACGCGCTGGGCGGTGTGTACACCTCCCTGGCGGACACGGTGCAGGCACCGATCGTCTTCTACCTGTTCCGCAAGATGAAGCGCGAGCGCGAGATCACGCTGCCGAAAGAGGTCGAGCCGGCAATTGCTACAGGTCTTGACGCGATCTCCCGTAACCACATGGTCGGAAGGATCGCGCAGATGTTCGGCACCATGATGCAGATCGTTGGTCCTGACCGAGTCAGCGAGATCATCAACGTGCGGAACGTCGCTACCGACCTTGCCACTGGGTACAATCTTGACGCGGCTCGGTACGTCCTCACGGAGGAGGAGCTCGCGCAGCAGCAAGAAGAGCAGATGCGCGCGATGATGGCCCAGCAGGCCGTCGGTCCCGCCATTGATGCTTCGATCCAGCAACAAGCACAGTGATGGAGAACGAAACACCTGAGCAGCCCGTTGAGGCTGTCGAGCAGCCGGAAACGCCGGCGATTCCCGAGCCCGCACCGACTGAAGAGTCTCCGGTCGAGCTCCAGATTCCTGAGCCCGCGCCTGAGCCTGAGGCGCCTGCGGTCGACCAAGCGGCGCTGCAAGAAGTTAGCGAGCGCATCCTCAAGTCTGGTGGTCAGATCACCGATGACGACTACGCCACGCTTGCTTCCGCAGGCTTCGTTGACAGGGGAATGGTCGACCAGTTCTACGCCGGCCAGATGGCGCTCCGTGCCCAGCAGCAAGCGCAGGTCTACGACGCGCTGGGTGGCAAGGACACCGTGCAGGGTGCGCTCGAGTGGGCTCAACACAACCTAGGCGCCGAGGAGATCGCTCAGATCAACCGCGACCTTGCTGGCGCGTCCGTCGCGGGTCAGACCACGATCATCCGTGGACTCGTGGCCCAGGCTGGTGGCAGCCAAGTCAAAACCCTGAAGGCTACGACCAACGCCGTCACCAGCGAGCCGCCGTTCCAAAGCGCCGGTGAGTTCCATCAGGCGCTGATGGACCCGCGCTACAAGACCGACAAGGCTTTCCAGAAGTCTGTCGAAGACCGTCTTTCCCGCTCTAACATTCGCGCCGCGAAACGCTGACATGAAGAAGAAGTCCAAGCCGAAGACCAGCAAGCCTAAGCCGAAGAAGGGCTACTGATGAAGGTTCTCGTTACCACTCTTGCCGCCCTGGCGGTGACCGCATGCGCCCCTATGACTCTCGTGGAGGAGCGCGTCGATGAGACCCGTCAGCAGATGCGCGCCGACCTAGAGCAGGCGCAGGACCTGTATGACTCAGGTGAGATCGACAAGGACGGCTACGACGCTTTGATCGAACAGTCCCTTGAGCTCGCCGAGGCTCGCCTTAAGGAGATCCCTGAGGAAGCCGCTGCGCTGATCACGGCGGACCGTGAGAAGTTCGAAGAGCGCGGCAAGAAGTTCGCCTTCGGCCTGCTTGAAATCCTGCTGCTTGCCGCTGGCGGTGGACTCGGCGCTGGCGCCTCGACAATTTCTGCGAGAAGGCGCCAACAGGCGCCGACCAAGTAGTACACTCTGAACAGCCCGGCACCCAGCCGCTGGGCCGTGTTGTGGTTTGTGAGAGAACCGCTAGGAGCCCGCTCCCCTGTCCTCCCCAGGGTCGAGCGGGCTCCACCTTTATATCCACCCTCAGGCGCGTGCCTGCGGGATCCCTACTGCACTCCCCTCTGCACCAATGACCCGCACCCGTCCTGACGTCGTCCGCGCTATCGAGGCCGCAACCCGCTCTGAGAACACCAAGCGTCCCTGGGCTGAGGTGGAGGTCCATGGCTTTGCCGGCGACTCGCAGGCTACGGGGCAGGACGACGCCACTACGGGCAGCGCCGCACAGGCGGGCGATGAGCCGTGGCCTGGACTGCTCGAGGTTTCGTGGGGCAACTCTCGCGCCGATCAGGTCGTGCCGGCGGAGGGTGAGCTCATGGCTGCAAAGAACCCTCTCCAGATGGAGGTGACTGACGCCCAAGGTGTCGGCGCTGCGCTCGCCTACCTCAAGGAGCGAAAGCGCATGTTCCCGGGCATCAAGAAGATGATCCTTGTGGGCCGCGCTGTCTCTGGCAGTTCGCAGTCTGCCGGCAACTGGAGGAGCGGTGACCCCGCTTGGACCGAGCTCCGTGACGCCATGAACGGCGTGCTCGAGGACTACCCTGAGGCTGTGCCGGTGTCGATCTACCATTCCATGGGTACGGTCGACTCGCTCGCGCACGCGACGTACTCCGCTGACACGTTCCTGACCGACCTGACGACGGCGATTGCCGATTGGCGCTCCTCGATCCACGACGGACAGAACATCGCTGTGGTCATGCCGATGCTCGCGGACTTCTGGGTCAAGCAGGCGTGGTACTTTGAGGACTACCAGACTGCGCTGACGCGCGCTTCCGAGACCATTGACCGTCTTGACCTCGTGCCGGTTACGGCGCTTGACAGCAACGACGGCGACCGCCACTTCACTGGCCCTGGCTACATCCAGCTGGGCACCGACGCCGCTCGAGTCGTCGCGCCGCTCGTCGACATCCCCACCGTCTACAACTACCGCTTCCAGTGGTCAGACGTTGAGAACAAGTTCGTCGACCTGTACGGCTCTGGCGCTGAGATCTACAGCCAGACGACGGTCACGGACGGCACCCGCGGCAAGGTCCTTAGCTTTACCACTGGTGGAATGCTGACCTCGGCGCTGCTCAACGGCAAGGCGTACACGTTCTCGGCCAAGGTCTATCCGACCAATGACGCAGGCTTCCGCAACATCATGGGCGGTAAAAAGACCTCTGAGACAACTGGTGTCGCCCTTTCGATGAACGGCCCGTTTGGCAGTCTCATTCACCAAGGGCTCGGCCAAGCAGGTGAGAGGCTTGTAGTCGAGCTCGGCAGCGAGCCCGCTCTCAACGCTTGGTACACCATTGCCGCCGTCTACACCGGTAGCGGTGCCACGATCTATTGGGACAACACTGCCGAGGCTGTGTCGGCTCAGGCAGCCGTTCCGCAACTGGACGCTGCGCGTCCGGTCGTGCTTGGCGCGTTTGACCCCGCAGATCTGACCGACAACGACTTCGAGGGGCGCATGGACGACATCTGCCTCTTCTCTCGTCCGCTGTCCACGGCGGCGCTCACGCGCCTACACAACTCCTGACGATGGTTGATCCCCTTTCACAGGAGTTGCTCGCAAGGCTAACGCGTGTGGAAGGGGATGTAGCCCAGGCAACCGTCTCGGTCGGTGCGACGGCGCCAAGCGATCCAGCAACCGGCGACCTGTGGTACGACACCGACTACCTTGCGCTTCGTGTCTACGACGGCACCGAGTGGAGGGTTGCGGGTGACCATGTCCTGATCCCGGTCCACAACGACACTGGGTCGACGATCAACCGCACCCGCGCTGTCTACGTCAGCGGTTCGAATGGCGGCGGTGTTGCCACCGTGGCGCTTGCTAGGGCGGACAGCGCAAGCACGATGCCGGCGATCGGTCTTGCGGACCAAGACATTGCGCCGGGCGCTGATGGCTTTGTGCTGGCGTCCGGCATGTTCGAGGACGTCAACACCTCGTCGTTCTCCTCTGGTGACGCGTTGTACGTCAGCCCCACAACGGCAGGCGCATTCACGACGACGCGGCCCACGGACCCCGCGCACCTCGTGCAGAAGGTTGCGCTGATCACGCACGCGAACACTAACGGCGCAGGCATCGTCATGGGCGCGGGCCGCGCAAACGACGTCAACAACGAGATCACCGCGCTGACGGGTGTTGCGCTTGGCGATGAGGATCTCGGCACGTTTACAGGCACCACGATCCCTGACAGCCAGACGATTAAGGGAGCTCTACAGTCGCTCGAGACCGCTGTCGAGAACGCTCCCCCGCTTGCAAACGCCAACCAAACGATGACCGCCAACCGGACCATCGACGACGGCGACAACGGATACAGCTTCTTCGTCGACCTCAACGCTGGCGGCGGCAACACAGCGCAGTTCCTGTTGAACCCTGCGATCCCGTCGGCGACATGGAAGGCGCAGTCTGCCGGCACGGACTCGGTCACGCTGCTGAACACCGGCACGCGTATGAACCTGCTGTTTGCCGGAGCTTCTGACCTTGCGCTCAACAGCAACGCTGGAACCGCTGGGCAGGTGCTGACCTCGAATGGCTCAGGCGCAGCACCGTCGTGGTCGACGCAGGAGTACATGACCACCATCTGGGCCGAGGAAAACGCGCCTCTCGGAAACGGCCTTTACGAGTGGGCGTTTGGTAACGGAGGCAACACTCCGAGCGGTAGCGGTGTCCCCATCTATGTACCCAGCGGCTGGAGTTGCGAGGTCGTCGCGATGGGACTCGTGATCAGGACAGGTACTGCCACCGTCGAGCTCGACATCTCAGGGGTCGCTCAAGGTGCCTCCGCAAACGTCACAGTCTCGTCTGGCACCAAAGCGGTCAACACCCTTGGCTCTCCTGTAGCCATCGTATCCGGGGACACACTTACGTTCCGTACTACCTCGCACTCAGGGACTACCGGCCCCTGCGTCGTCAGCGCCTGGCTGCGCTTCTACAAATGATCCCGAGTCCTGATGAACTGCCGTCTTCCGACGCGCTCCAAACCATGATGATCGCAGTGGGTACGTCCCTGGCGGCTGCGGTCACCTACTTGTTCAAGCTTGTAATGGACTTGTCTCGCAGCCAAGCACGCCAAGCAAAAGAGATCGGGGAACTCCGCGGGCAGCAAGACGGCATCCGTCACTTCTCGCAGGAAGTCCTCGAAACCGTTCGCAAAGCGATTCAATCGCCGAACGACTGATCTCAACCGAACACCCAAGAAGCCTCAAGGCAGCGGGTCCACCAAGGTGGGTAGCCCGAGGACGCCAGAGCGGCATCGCGGGCTAAACCCCCCTTCTGTCTCCTCTGACACCTTTCCCAAGCTAATCCAATGGCTTTCCCCCAAGACGTCCAGCCGACGATCCCCACCGCGAACCAGCTTTCCGGTGACCCGCTCGATCTGGCGCTCACCATGTTCTCCGGCGAGGTCCTCGCCGCCATGATGGAGAACAACCAGTTCCTCGCCCGTACCCGCTCGATGAACGTCGGCGCTGGTGCGTCCCACCAGTTCCCGCTGATCGGCAAGGCCACCGCTCGTAAACACGAGCGCGGTCAGTCCCTGCTGGACAACACCGATCCGTACCTTTCGAACATCGAGAGCGCCGAGAAGAAGATCTCGGTCGACCGCCCGCTCATCTCGAGCTTCACGGTGGACGACTGGGACACCCTGATCGCCCACGCTCCCTTCCGTTCGGAGTACGCGGCCCAGGTTGGCTACGCGCTGTCGCGTGGCATGGACCAGCAGATCGCTCAGGTCCTTGTCCTGGCTGCCCGTGGTGCCAACCCCTTCACCGCCGCTGAGAACGCGGGCCGTGATGGTCATGTCATCACCGCAGCCAACATGGACACGAGCGCCACGGTCATGCTTGGCGCGATGCGTGACGCTGCCGTCGAATTCGAGTCCAAAGACGTTCGCTCCACGGACATCGCCTTCGCCGTGCGTCCGTCGATGTACTACAAGCTCGTCGAGGACGGCTCGTTCCTGAACGTCGACAAGAACCCTGGCGGCAACGGCTCTCAAGCTGGCGGCATCATTGACCGCGCCTACGGCTTCGAGATCTTCATGTCCAACAACATCCCCGACAGTGTTGTGGCTGCGGACACC